CGTGGAGAAATAATAATACTAGTGACGATATAATGAAATTATCAGAAGATGGAATTTTAACTGTAGCAGGTGGCAATCCTATGGTAGGAGCAACCTATCAAGCTATTCAGGTATATGGCGCTGATAGTACGCGTTTTAATGCTTCAAGTGGTTATGCATTATGGATAGGGCAAACTCCTGGTTCAATAAATAATTCTCCATACAATGCTCATAGTCATACAGCTACACAAAGAATGACAGACCAAGGAATGCAATGGGTATGGCCTTCTAATGGAACTTTACAGTATTTATATTTTATCGTTGATGACCAGAACCCTAATGGTGCAAGTGCTACATGGGAATTTAAAGTATACCGATACAGGCCGAATGGAAGCACAAATACTGGAGATTTATTCTATGATGAGAGTGGTGGCTCTTCACTATTTGCAGATTATACTTTATTAGAAACAGTTACTAGGTCTAATGCTCAATTGGCAGCTAAAAGACGAGGAATTTATGTACCATTTGATACTAGTGATTGCGTTTTTAATGCAGGAGATGTAATGGGAATTACGTTTGGTCAAAGCGCAGATAGTGGCGCAGGTGATAATCCTGTTGTTGCTTTACAAGGACACATACTGTTACAGCATGATTGGAATAATATTATAACAGGTAATATATAAAGGTAATTATGGCAAAAGAAAATAAATCTAAGGAACAGACAAGTACTTTAGAAGAATCAATAGAAAATTTAAAAATTCAATTAAAAGAGAATATTGAAAAAGCAGAACATTATAAAATAATGCAATATAAGACTCAAGGAGCATTAGAAGTTTTATTACAATTAAAAGAAGGTGATAAATGAAGCAGAAAGAATTGATTGAATTAGTTCAGCAGCATCATCCAAATATGGGTAATGTTGAAATTAGAGCAAGGTTAAATCGAGCTCAAAATGATTTTTGTGCAAGAACTGAGTTGATTAAAAAAACTTATACTCAAAGTACTACTGCAGGTAAAAGATATTATGCTTTAGATAATGATATTTTAAAAATATTAAAAGTACAATTAGATGATATTTACATTTCAAGACTAGTTCATGAACCAGTTATTGATGATGATGAATTTGACGGTGCTACTGGTCGTACTGATTCTGGTTCAGGCTCTAATGAATATTACTGGTATATTAGCAATGATAGAATTGGTATAGTAGAAAAAGTTAGTGGTGGGTTAACAATTAATAATATTACAAGTAATTATATTTCAGTTAATTCAGCTAAAGAAATAAGATTATATACGATTTCTCAAGCAACAGACTTTGGAACTACACTTACTCAAGAGTCTGATTTACCTGTGCAATTTAGAGAAGGATTAGCACATAGAGTAATAGCTGATGGCTATTTAAAAGGAGAATCTTTAAATCCTGAATTACATAATTTATTTATGCAAAAATATCAAGTTACTGTTAAAGAGGGTAAAAAACAAGCTAGGTCCAATTATCAATATACAGGAACTATAACTCCAACAGATTTCTAATGTCGTTTACTCCTGAAAATATTAACACTAATGACTTTCAAGTAGAATTTAAAGCCTCTACTTATAATAGTAATGAAAATTGGAGAATAAGGATAGATGGATTGCAAGTTAAGAATTTTGCGTCACTTCATCCAGATGAAATATTAATTACATTTGCAAATACAGGTGCAGCAAATCCTGCAAATTTAGAAGGTAAAACAGGGGGAATAGTAAATATTCAAGGAGTAGCAAGTTCACAAACAGGTGTTGATTGTAGCTTTATCAATGGTACACATGTGTTTTCTCGATATATAGGGCTTACTGCATTTGCTATTAAAAATTCTACTAGTATAGAATCTACTGATTTGCAAAGCTTTACTCATATTGATGCAGAAACTAGAGGTACTGGGACAATATCATTTATGGAAGATTTGAATAGCGAGTCGTTTTTTGCAAATCCAGAAGCATGGGGATATACAAATAGGACATTTGCATCAACAGATTTTTGGAACAAAGATTATAATGTTATTATGAAGGCATCGAATCTCAATATTTCCGAAGGATTTGTAAAAAAACATCATCCTTTAACTTATTCGAGCACTATTGTTGCAAATGCGAATGGTACTGCTATTCATGATATTTCTAGCTCTATTAAAGATAGATTTAGGATTAATGTATCGTATGTTAGTGGTAGTTTTGCAAATATTAAAAAGGGTGCAATTGCCACTATTACCAATGCTTCAGCTAATCCTGAATTTAATGGTACATATATTGTTGCAGAAGATTATATTGCACCTGGAGGAGGCACTCCTTATATAGAATTATATAAAACATTTGATACTACTGTTTCTGGTTCAGATACTTTTCAAGTAACTGTAACAGAAATGGCTGGATTAACAAAAGAAAATTAAGGAGAAAGAATGGGAGAATTAGATACATTAAAAACATTAGGTGTAGGCGCAGGTGGAATGGGTGTAACTTGGATAGAGTGGTTGCCCCCAATGGTAAGAATTGCTGTAGGGATAGCAACTTTTATATATATCTGCTTAAAGGCGTATAAACTAACGCAAGAAATAAAGTGGGGATAATATGGATAAATTAATGGCAGTATTAAAGAAGATGGCAGTTAAAATGGTTTTAGGTCAAAAAGAGAAAATCATTATAGGGTTAAATAAAAAATTAGATATACCTTTTATGTCAGAAGCTGATGAAAAAGAGCTTTTAGAAGGCTTATGGAGCACGATAGAAGATGCGGTAAATGAGGCTGCTAAGTAATGTTACCTGCATTAATCATAGGTAAGATAGTTAAACTTGCCTTTAAAGGTGCATTTTCAGACAAGGTGCTAAAAACATTAATAATTAAGCTTGTAGAAGCTTATGTAAAATCAACTAAAAACAATTTGGATGATAAAGCATGGGAACAAATAAAGAAAATACTAGAACAGAAAAAAGGATAGCTCAAATATTCAATTTAACGTCGTTAATTAGCGACCCTACATTGGTATTAGAAGCATTAGGTTTAGTGAGCTCTAAGGTATATAAAACGGCTCCAGAGCAATGTTCTGTTTGTAAGCATAAAGAATTTGCAGAAGTTTCTCTTTTAGGTGTGTCTCCAAAATCCGTATTATGGGAATGTATGGAGTGCAGAGCTATGTTTTTGAAACGAAGCAAAAATTGGGTAGTAAAACAATTTGAGCAGATTGAAGATATATGGACTAACTTGTCCGATTGGGAAGTTCCCGATAAAAAGGATTTTAACTAGGAGTTTTTTTAAATATGAGTAAAGATAAAGGCGTTATTAAGCGCTATATTGTTACTCCCGACAAACATGCCCCTTTACATGATAAGAAAGCAATATCAGTTGTAAAACAGGCAATAGAAATCATCAAGCCAGATGGTTATATAGATTTGGGAGATTTTGGAGAATTTGGCAGTGTATCTCATTGGCAGTGGAAAAGAAAAAAGAAACCACCACTAGAATATATTATGCCAAGAGTAGACAGAGATATTGCTGCTTGCAATAAGCTTCTTGACAGTATTGATGAAAGCCTTGATAAGGCAGGTACAAAGATAAAGCATTTTTGCCAAGGTAATCATGATGAGTGGTTGGATATGTTCGTTCAAGAGCATCCCTACTTGCCAGATTATACCTTCAAACGAGCTTTACGGTTATCTGCCAGAGGCTATAAATATCATGATGCAGGACAATATTTTAAGATAGGTAAGTTGTATTATTATCATGGTCATCATTTTGGTGGTCAATATCATGCAGCTAATCATCTTAGAAAATTAGGATGCAATATCATGTATGGACATCATCATAGCATGCAACAAGATTCAGTGACACATATAGATGGTCCTAAATCAGCATGGTCTATAGGATGTTTAAAAGATATGACTCATGAAAAAAATGAATGGTTAAGAGGCAGAAAGCATAAATGGGCTCATGGCTTTGCTGTAGTAGATTATTTCACTGGAGGTAAGTTTACAGTGCATATAATACAAATTATTAATGGAAAAGCATCGTTATGGGGAGAAATTATAGATGGGAATAAATGAATCCTATAGAGATAATAGAAAAGTTTGGAATACCAATAGCATTTTGTATGGGATTAGCATGGTTTATATATAAACAGAATAAATATATACAGGATGATTTAACGAAAGATATACATCAAAAGTTTAATCGTCTAGAAGGTATAATTATTAAACTTATAGACCAGCAAAAAAAAATGCAAATTGAACAAAGAGGAATAGTAAAGTCATATCAGACTTTAATAGATATAATAACAAGATTATTTAGATTTGATAAGGAGAAGTGATGGCAGGATTATTACATTTACAAAATATATTTCCTACAGGATATCATAAAGGAGAAAGCTTAGGGACAGCTTTAGATTATTCAGGAGAAAGTGTTGAAGTTGAAGGGATTAATCCAGTTACTAATTTACCTGTAACTAGTTCAAATGCATCTGGAAACCAAGGTTTTTCTACTGAGCAAGGTACTTTTATTAATGAATATGATTATTATCAGTCACTTCCTAACACTGGATTTTCTACTGAACACGGTACATTTACTAGTGAAGATGATTATTACGATATAATGCCAAATACTGGATTCTCAACAGCAGATGGAACATTTATAAATGAAGATGATTACCATCAAAGAATGCCTAATCAAGGGTTTTCGATTGGAGAAAATGTTTTTGCTAATGAAGGAGAATATCAAAGAAGTCTTATGGAACCAGGATATTATGAAGGAGATAATCTTGAAACTGCTCCTATGCAAGTAACTACCCCTATACAAGTAACTGCTCCTCCAGGAGTAGATAATAAAGTTCCTGGGAATAATGTGCCAGGACAAACTGGAGGTTGGTATCCAGGAAAATATCTTGGTAAAGGGTTAGGTTTACTTGGTGGATGGATTGAAGGAAATGATATTTTTGATAGAATGTCTCAAGGTTTAGACAGATGGGGTTCTGATTGGACTCCTGGAAAGTTTTTTAAAAATTTAAATAAAAAAAGTCAAAAAAACAATTCAACAGAAGAGGTTAGTAAATTATTGAGCCATATAAATGATTTCAGAGATATAGACGAAAGTTTAAATTACCAAAGATATTTAGAAGCTATTAATCAAGAGAATAATAATTTGGCAAATAATTTATTGAATAATGCATATAATAATGAAAATAATAGAAGTGGAATGTATAGTTAATGGCTAAATCTAAATTAACAATAGGTCGATTTGATGCAGGTATGGTTGAAGGGCCAAATCCTAGAGATATTTCTGATGAAGCATCGACTAAAATGGAAGGTTTTGACCCTACTACAATTGGGGGATTACGTGCTATTGGAGGATATACCGCTACTACAATACCTGATTTTGGTAAAGTATATGGGTTATTGTTAAATCAAACTAATGGTACTCAATATACTGGTCATGGATATGGTTTATTTCAGTTTACTAGTGATTATCCAAATTTACCTTTAGGTTTTTCAAAAGAAATAGATAGTGATGGAGTCCTTAGTGTTGCTAATCCAGATATTACACATGATGCTACTTCTGTAACTAATACTGAAGAAACATTATATACAATTTTAGTATATGCTACTGATGATGTAGAAAACCAATATGCTCAGTCTGCAAGCCTAAGAATGGCAGTGCATTGGTATTCTCTCCATGATGCAGGAGCAACTCATAATAAATGGTATGCTGTTGGCAGGAATTTAAATGTTGGAACTCGTGAGGGCTCGGTTAATGTGTTTCAACAAGGCACATATACAGAATTTTTAAGTAGAGATAATACCACTGAGCCTGGAGATACAGTAAATTGGCCTTTTGGAACCCCAAATAAACCTTATTTACCAAAATTTTATTTAGTTAATGGTTATCCACGTATATATTGCGGAAATAAAAGTCATGATATTACTTATTTCTTAGGATATATTAAGCGTGGTGCTAGTGCAAATATTGCATTAGATGCAACCGCTTATGGTTATGGAGGAAATTCTACTTATTTAGATAGTGATGGAGCTCAAGATGGTTGTTGGCAAATTAATCAATGGAGTTTAGAACCTAATTTTTTAAAAAAACCTAATATTAAAGTTTTAGATGATAATGTTAGTATGAGTACAGCTCATAATAATACAGTTGTTATGTCTTTTCAAAAAGGTACTACTGCAATTGACCATTTACACGACCAAATGAATAGTCAATTTGCAACATTTGCTTTTACTTGTCAATTTGTAGAAGATGATGAAGCTGGTTTTTTAGCAACTGGCGGTCCGATGAAAATGTATGCTAGTTTTGTATATGATGGAACGCAAGAAGGCCCTTTAGCAGAAGTAGATGTTTTATATGCTCCTGGTGATAGTATTTTTTCATCTGGGTCTAATAATCCTGCAAAAAATTGTTATATGGAACTAGAAGCAATTGTTTCTTGCGCTAATGCTGAAAATGGAATGTCAAATGTACCATATACTAATTTAAATGCTTATCCTGGACCACGATGTAGTGGATGGAAAGTGTATTATGCATATACTGGTGGAGCTGATGACGATGATGATTCAACAGAAGATGCAAATATATATTTATTATTTGAATCAGATTGGGAAAAAGGATATCGTTTAGCAGGAAATCAGCATTGGAATACGTTTGGTCCTCAGCAATATATTCGACATAAATTTATGGACCCTCCACAATTTGAAGATTTTCTTACAGAAAATGGATATTTTCCTGGGCAAGATACTAATGCTTTATTTAGTACAGCAGTTTATGCAAAACAGAGAACATTTGTTGGAAATGTTACAAAAAACGGTGTAAGTTATCCTGATAGAATTTTAAAATCTCCTGTAGGAATGCCTGATATATTTCCTGATGAAAATTTTATTGATATTGTAGGTTCTGATGGAGATGAAGTAGTGCATCTTGAAGTTGATGGCGATACGTTATTAGTATTTAAAAGAAGAACTTTATATCTTGTTGATATTTCTACATTAGATGAAGAAAAGTTAAAAGATACCAAACCAGGGATGGGAATAGTTAGCTATAATCATGTTTGCAAAACTCCTCATGGTGTTGCATTTGTTAATTCTGGAGGAGTATGGCTATATAAAGGCGGAGAATCATCAGTAACCAATTTATTACAAGAAGAAGGTGTTGATAAAATTTCAGCTGAAACATGGAGACAGCAGACAAATTGGGATACCGATATAGAGTTAAATGGAAAATTGGATATTGAATATAGTGTTGAAAATGATAAATTGATAATTATCGTTGATACAATTCCAGATAATGATACTTCTGGGGATGTATATGTTTATCATTTTAGAACAAAATCATGGGCTATTGCTAGAAATGGAATGCCACAATCTGATGGAACTGATAATAAATATTATTGTACTCAAATGATAAGAGACGTTAATAACAAGTTGTTAATTGCAGGTATGAATACGACAGGTGCTAATATTGTAGCTGGTTCCACTGTAGGATATGAAGCTGGGCCTTTTGTTGCATTAATGGACTTTTTTGCTTGGGATGAAGCGTTAGAAGGAGATACAGGAAAAATAGAAACAAGCTCTTTAAATTGGAGCTCTAAAGATTTTGATTTTGGCAATCTAGGTGCTAAAAAATCAGTAACTAAAATATATATTACTTATCGTATAGCACAAAGGGATTCTAGCGATTGGAGTAATATTTATCTACAGTATTCTGTTGATGGTCGAACTGACCAATTAAAAGACTTTAAAGATGGTTCTGTATTTGATGATAAGTATGCAACTTCAGGGGAGATTGGTTATACTACTGCTAGCTATCAAGGATTAAAGCATACAGGAGGTGTATATAGGACAGTAGAATTATTACCTGCTGATAAAAAAGAATGCAAAAAAATTAAGTCATTTCAATTGCATATAAGTAATACTCATGCAGATGGAGTGACTAAAAATAAACTAAATATTGATGATTTTACAATTATATATAAAGAACACACTACAAAATAATGGCTAAAGAAAAAGATATAAGAATAACGAAAATTGGTGGTCAAAAGGTGATGCAAATACGTTCTGATGGACGATGGTATAATGTACCGTTATTTTCTCAAAGGAAAAAACTACCTTCTAAGCCTAAAAGAATATCGCCTGGAGATGCAAAATTGCAAAAATTAGTATCTACTTCTATTGTGCAAACTGTAGAAGGTGGGATAGACGCTGATAATGCTCGACCTCTTGATTTAACTAAACTTATTAGCCATTGTAAAACGGCAACTAATAAAGAATATTTTTCGTTAGCAATGGGAATAGCTGGACAAATGAAGGTCATTACACATTTTGAACGCAATAATTCTGTAGATATGAAAATTGCATTTAAAATAGCTGATGGTGACTCTACACAGCAGTTTGTATCAAGTTCAGCACCTAAAACATTATTATTGTTTTGCGATGGTGTTTATTGGTATCCAATTGGTGAGTTTACAGGTGCTAGTGATGTAGGTGAATGGAGTATGACATAATGATAGGAGATTTAAATGGCAATTAAAAGTTGGGCAACCTTAGAAGCAAATAGAAGAATGATGGAGCGAGATAAAAAAGCTCGTGTTATTCGAGACAGAGAGCGTATTCAAGATATGGCTAATAAGCAAATGGCACGTGCTTCACAATGGAATAAAAAAGCAAATCTTATTGGCGGTTTACTTGGTGCTGGACTTGTATTGGCAACAGGAGGATTAGCGGCACCTGCATTAGCATTTGGAGCAGGAGCTGGTATAGGTTCTTATGGAGCGCAAAAACTATTTGGAGCTGGGCATGATGATGAAGGTAAATGGGCTGATTTAGATACAAGTACTGCAGAAGGTAGAAGGATGGATGCTGATACTTATCGAGCTGTTGATAGATTAGTTGAGAATGAAAAAATGGATAGAGCTTTAAATGCTGCTCAAATTGCTATGACTGCTGCTAGTTTAGGACAAGGATTGACAAAAAGTCCTACTGCAGGCAAGGAGGCAGCGCAAAAAGTTGGTGGTATTAAAGATAGTTTTCTTAAAGGTTCATATGTTCCTAAAAAAGGAAGCTCTGCAATACAAGATATTGTTGGCAATATACATGGAGACTTAACAAGCCGAGGGCATAAAATTGCAGATTTAGGTAGTGTTACTGCAAAAAAAGGTACAGGTTTATTAGGTAGAATTGGTAAAGGAGTAACAAGAGGAATAAGCAAGCTTCCTTCACCAAAAGAATTATTAGAATTTAACAAAGCAAGGCGCGCTGGATTCCTTGGAAATTTCGATATATGGAAATCAATCCAAGGTGCAACATTCACAGAAATGCCGTAATGAAAGTATAGGAGAATATAATGGGATATTTTGCAGGAAAGAAATTTAGAAATCCAAGTTTAACTGACGCACGGGCGTTTCCAACAGGAAGCCCTGCTTCAAGAATTTTATTTGGAGCACATCAAGTTCAAGCGATGACGGGATTAAATTCAGATGCATATAGACAATTGTTAAAAGCTGGTGAAGAAAAATATGATTATTATAAACGAGGAGGTATTAAATCAGCTAAAGTAGGAACAGGCGGTGGTATTGGACATTCACAATATACAGGCCCCTTTATGGGAGTTGGTAACAAAGGTAGTAAAGAGCAATATATGGCTTTTTCTCCATTAGGTCAAAAACTATGGCATGGTGGAAAAGATAAAGAATATGGAGGTATAGGCTGGAGATGGGACGATGATAGCGCCCAGGCAAAAAAAGATGCTGAAGCTAAAATGGCTAAATACATTGGACCATCTTGGACTGGTGGCTGGAGAGCTGAAGATGAATCATTTTCGGAAAGAAAAAATAGATTACAAGGTTGGGGTGAATGGAAAAGAGGTCATGGTTTACAGCCTTTTCTTACTATGACAGATTTAGATGAAGGTCATACTGCTAGTACGGCTGTAGGAGACCAAAATTATTACTCTACTCAAAGTAAATTTGGAGAAGATTTAACTCCTTCTCAGATAGAAGCTGTTAAAGCAGGTACTTTTAATCCTAGAGATATTACTGGCTCCGTGAGTGATGATGACCAAACTAGATTAACTGAATTAACTCCATTATATGATAAAAATGAAGGTGAATTACGCGATTTATTAATGAGAGAATTTGGAACTACGAACTTAAGAGTAGGTGGTGGTGGTGGGCAAATTACAACATACGAGGATTCTGCTGAAGCAGCAGAAAAGCGTGGACTTGCAGCTACACGTGCGCAAAAATTTGGTAATCTATGGCAAGGTAATGTTGAGGACAGTATAGGATTTCTAGAGCAGATGGGAAAAGATTTATCTCCAGAAAATTTAGTAGGGCAAGGTAAAGACCCTATTTTTGAAATTCACATGGAAGAAGATGACCCTTCTACTGAAGATGTAGATGAAAGTTTAAATATAGACTGGGATGCTACTATGGCAGGTGGAGACCCTCAGACAAAATTTGCTGTAGCAATAGAAGATTATTTAGGTGAGAATATTGGAGGTTGGCAACCAAATATATCTGATAAAGGTGGTTTAATAAATGAGTTTCTTACAACTGATTTATCAAATGTTTTTGGTACTTTTGAAGAAAAAGCTAAAGCAAGACGTCAGACTGAGTTTGATATCGGTGACCAAAAAAATGTAATTAATAAATTAGAAAGAGAAAAAGCATTAGAGGCAAATCCTGTAAGAAAAGGATTATTAGACCAGGCAATTGAAAAGCAAAAAAGAGCATATGGTTCTGGTTTTGCTGCTGTTGGAGAATCTCCTCTTATTCAAGGAGCAGAAAGAGAATTGCTAGCAGGAGGAAAGCAAAGTTTAAGAGATATTAACCAAAGCTTAACTGGAGAAAGATTCCAACTGGATAAATTACAAGCTACATTAGATGCTCAAAAACAAGCTGAGCAATTATTGATTAAGACTATGGGTGACCCTTGGCAGAGACTTTCAAATAGAATTAGTGCTCAACAAGGTGAATGGGGCGAGAATTATGTTCCTAAACAAAAAGCATGGGAAACTGACCTTTGGGAGCAATTATCATTAGATATGGGTACTAGAGCAACAGGATTTTAAAATAAAGGATTTTTAATATGGCAGATTATGGAACAACAATAAATATAAGGCGACCTGAAGAAACTACGGCAGATAAGCTATTAAATTCATTACCGCAATTTCTTAATTCTGCTGCCGCAATTCAACAGAATAAGCAGATGATGAATTTAAAAGAGCGTGAATCCAATGTTAGAATGGCTCAAATGAACGCACAAGAAATTAGAGCTCAAGCAGAGCATGAATATATTCAAGAAGTTAGGCGTAGAGAACAAGCTTCTGAAAATGCTTTACGCGAAGCTACTGGACAGTATAATTGGGAATCATTATCAAGCCCTGAAACTTGGGATGATGCATTTAGCGGAGGAGTTGGAAATAGTGTAGCTGAAGGTTTATCTTTATACAGGCAATATATGCGTGATAATGGTCAAATTCCTGATGATAATGCATACTTAGCAGGTAAAAAGCAACAAGATATGCATTATATGAATGAAGTTGTTAATGCTTTTAATGCACAAAAAAAAGCAGTTCAAGCTCAACATCCAACTTGGAGTAGCGGAGAAGTAGATGCTTATATGCAACATGTGCATAGCGCTGACAATGTATTGAGAAATGCAGAGATAGTATTTGGGCAATCTGGAGTTGGTCCTCAATTAAAATACCTACCTCCAGTAGAACAAGAAGGTTGGATAGATACAATAAAAGGAATGTCTCCTTGGGCTGAAGATAAAGACCCTTTAATTGGTCCTGATGGAGAGCCAATACCATATTCTTCAGCTGATGGTTTTGGATTAGATGATGCTTTTTATGGTGCTGGTAGCGCGGCATTGGCGTATTATACAGGAAAATTGGGTTTGAAAGGACTAAAAGGTGGTGTAAATTTAGTCAAGAATACTCCAGGAGCAATTGCTGATTTGGCAAGGAGACTTACAACAAAAGGTCCTAATGTAATGCCTATGCATATGGGTAGTCAAAAAGCTCCTGTTGTGTATGGTGCTCCAGGAACGAAAGCTGGTGTTATAGAAAAAGCTAAAAATTTATTTTCTGGTGGTAAAAATTCTAAAATGATAAATTTCTTTAAAAATCTTGCTACTAATAGTAAATTGCAAAATGTAATAAAAAAGAAAATGGGTAGTAAGTTTCTATTTTCACTCATGGCTACTGGTACTGGTATTATGGCTCCTGAAGCTATATCTACTGGTCTAGGTTTAGTTAGTGGTGGATTAATGATGAAGGATATACAAAAATTATTAGCTGATGAAGATATTCAGCGAGCAATGCAATAAGGGGTAACATGCCAGAACAATTCCAACCGAACTGGGATGCAAAAGAAACTAGACGTCAATTAGATTATTATAGAGGACGTGCTGAGTATTTATCTGAATCGCAACAAGACAATCTTGAACAGCATGCTGCTTATCATAACTTGCCTTTTTATACAGGCGACTTTCAACTTAATGAAGCTATAAAACAATTTGGCGCTGGCTTTATGGAAGGGTTTTTTACCGTTCCAACTCCTGTAGAACATCCAGATAATGAATATGAACAAATATTTAAAACAGTAGGACATTTAGTAGGTTTTGCACCTGGGATTGCAAGCAAGCCTTTAAAGTTGATTGGGGCCAAGGGTTTAGCGGCTAAAGCTGCTAATTTAAAATCTGTACCTCTTAAAGGTGCAGATATGATAACTGATTATGCAAAGAAAAAAGCTAAAACTCTTGGATTTGCTGATGTTGCTAAAAAAGAATCATTTGAAACAGCAAGTAATTTCTTCCTTGGTCAAAAATTAAGAGGCGCTGTTGCTCAAACAGCAGAAGAAGCGTTTCATTTAGGAGCTGCTAGTGCAATTTCTAGCGTATGGGCTGGTGATACCTGGGAAGAAAAGATTGACATGATGATGGAATCTGCTAAGCATGGAGGTAAATTTGGAGGAGCATTTGCCGTACTTGGAAACCTATTACCTGGCTCATCTAAACATAAAGAAATTTTAAGAGCTATCTCTGGCTCTTTAATACAGGGAATGCCTGCTACTCAAGCTAATATGACTACTCCTGAACAAGTATATGAATATTTAATGGGAGCATATTTTGGTAGCAAGTCAATGTCATGGTCTCAAAAGACTGCTTCAAAATTTATACAGAAAAAAATGATGCCTAAAATGCAAACTGACACAAAGTTTGCAGCTATGTCTAGAGGTGATGCTGAAATGCATCCAGAATTTAAAGATTTGCCTGAAAGCGTAAAGCCTATTGCCAAGCAAATGTCTTTAGATATTCACGCAACACCTGATATGCAACAAGGTATTGCTATGGCTATATTAAAAGACATAGGTGAAGTAGACAGAGTTATTCCTGATACAGATATTAAAACTAAAAGAGTCGAATATAAAGACGGAGAAGAAGTTATTGTTATTGACTCTAAAGATGTGCCTAAATTAAAAGGTTTAGTGTTAAGTGGCGGTGCAGATGGAGCAGAAGCCGCATTTTCTAGGCATGCAGATAGAAAAGGTAGAGAAACAGTTAATTTTACATATAGAGGGGATAAAAAAGGTACAGAAGCAAGAGGTATCACTAGAAGATTAACTCGTTCTGAATTAGATGATGCAACATCGACATTAGAAGTTGCCAATAGAACATTGCAAAGAGATACAACCAACTTAAATGAGGGTAAGCTTGACTTAATTAGAAAAAACGCTTATAAGGTAAAATTTGCAGATGCTGTTTACATTGTAGATGAAATCAATTCTAGCAATAGTGCAAATTTTAAATATGAAAAAAGAGTCCTTAAGCATAAAAAAACTGGAAAGTTAAAAACAATTACTAAGCCAGTTTATGTAGGTTTAAAAAATAAAGTACTTAAAGGCGATGCAGCTTGGACTGCACAAATGGCTATAGATAAAGGTATGCCAGTTTACGTATATGACCAAGTTAAAAAAGGATGGTTTACATGGAATCAAGGTGCAAAACGTTTTACGCGTATTGCAAAACCACCAAAACCACCTAGTCGATTTGTAGGCACTGGAACTAGGGATATTAATAAATTTGGTAGAGCAGCCATTTCTAGGCTGTTTGATACATATTGGGGTGATAGTATACCTATAAGTCAGAAAGTGGCTGAAAAGGCTAAAATTAAGCCTCAAACTGATGCTATTAATAAAAGATTAGAAAAAATTGATGAAAAATTAATTAAATTAGAACAAGAAGAGCGTGATATTAAAGCGCTTGAAGAATTGGCTAAAAGTGAAAATAAAAGCGCTCAAGAAATTTCAGAAATTCGTGAACCTTTATTACAAATACGTCAAGAACAAGATGCGTTAAATACTGAATATAATCAATTAAAAAATCTAAACATTGAGAAAACTCGTAAAGAAAGACCTATTGTAGATAGTGAAGACAGTATTGTTAACAACGAAGAAGTATCTGTTAAACTTGATAGTGATTTTGAAGGAGCTACTGATTTAAGAATTGGAAAAAGAGCTCATCAATTTGCTAAAAAACATTTAAAAAAATTATGGCAAGGTGCTCCTATACCTGAAGATATTGACATTAGTTCGTTAAAGGTTGGAAACGAAGTTGAGACATTACTTGGTGCCAAAAAAGGCGGTGAATATGTTTATATTAATCGTGGTAGTAAGGAAAATAAATCAGAACAATTTGCCAAAGATTTAGAGGCGGTAATTAAAGACAAGTATAAAGTAGACTTTCCTTTATCGAGTGAAGCTAAAGGTGAACTAAGACAATGGATTAATATTAGAAATACTGGCAAGCCTGTTACTCATCTTCAATCTGATGGTGTAACAATTAGTAGAATGAAAAATGATAATAATCCTCGTTCACAAGCTGGTGCAAGAAAACTGCAAATAGAACCTAAAAAACGAATTGAATTTGCATTTGAAGAAGCTGGTGGACAAGATACTGATACTAAACCTGTATATATGACGCTTGACCACCTTACAGTTACTACTGATAAGGGCAAGATAGATTTAACGCCTTCTCGGTTCAGAGACCATTTACTTCGTGAAAATAAATATAATCAAGATAAAGCTGATGCGCAGTATAATGAATTTTTAAGCAATGCTATAATAAAAATGAATAAAGATGGTTATTATTTATTTGGTGGTCGTGCTGATGCTGATAAGTTTAACTTTGTTAGATATCATCCTGGCGTAGAAGGATTAACGGGTAAAGATTCAAAAATTGAATTTATTAATCGATATACTTCAAAAACCTTAAAAGACAATCCAGATAAGATATATTTGTTTGGGGATAATTTGCTAAAAAAAGGAAAAGCTGGACAGGCAATTATAAGAGACGAACCTAATGCATTTGGTATTCCTACTAAGAAAAAACCGTCAATGGACAAAGATGCTTTTATGACAGATGCTGAATACAGTCAAAATATAGAAGCAATTGATGCTGCGTTTAATGCTATTCCATCAAATAAAACGATTGTAATTCCTCGAGATGGTATAGGCACAGGTCTAGCCAAATTACAAGATAAAGCTCCTAAAACATGGACATATTTAAATAGCAAGTTGCAAAAACTTGTAGATAATTTATCTCAAACTAATGAAACTGATATAGGTAAGAATATTAAAAAAATCAATAAATTAGGTAGCAAGTTATTTAAAGGCTTTAAAAATGATTATGATAATGCAAAAACATTATTTATGTCTAAATATGCTAAAACTAAAGAA